CAAGCTCAGTTGTTACTTCCAGAGTTATGCTCAGCAGAAAACTGGAAGCCAAAGCGCGCTGCTCTGCAGCTGCGTCCTTGTCAAGAGCTCTTCGCAGAGCAGTTGAAGTCATCGTCGAGGAATTCAATTTCCACTGTGACTTTTCCCCCGTAAACGGGGACAACTGCTCTGACTTGAAGAAGTCCTGGGGTGTTACCACTTCGGTGCTTTTAGGTGCATCGCGGAACCTTAACGCAAGACGGAAAAGAAAGTTGAATGCGACTGTAAAGTCGTGTGCAAGGCTTTTTGATGCGCCTTGTGGCAAGTGTGACGTTCTACTTGCAGTAGAAGCAGTGCGAAAGTGGAAGGAGGTAATGACTGTTGGTCACACGGAGGCTGAGAACCAGGCCTGCCGAGACATGCTTCCGCTCTTGAAGCGGCATGTCTCGCCCCTCATAAAAGGGTTTGGTTCTCGGCTTAGTCGTGCGAGAGAGACAGGTGGAGAGCCTGAGTTCGGTGAGTACGTTCCAGACGTACAAGGGTGTTTTGAGGCCACTTCTTTCTCTGGCGGTTCGTTGTCTGTCGACCCGAGTTGCTACTCGGGCAGACCAAACGCGGTCAGAGTCGGGTGGGCCAAGAACAAAGGAAAAGTGAGAGTTGTAACCATGCAGTCGGCAGAGGTAAAAGAGACACTCTCACCTGTCCACAACGCACTCTACAGCCATCTGTCCCGACAAGGATGGCTCGTACGTGGGGATGTTAAGCCCGCAGACTTTGAGGCTGTGTGGGAGGACAAAAGAAACGGTGAACTGTTTATTTCGGCCGACTTTGAAGCCGCGACAAATAATCTAAACAGGATCGCTGTGGAAGCAGTAGCCGGGTGGGTAGCTGAGGACCCGGACCTCAGTGACAAGGAGCGACTGTACATTCGTAGGACGTTTGGTCCGCAGTACTTTCACGAAGAGGATAAGAAAACAGGACTCGTTTATGAGCGCGAGATTGCGAGAGGATCCATGATGGGTAACCTCCTGTCATTCCCGATTCTTTGCCTCATAAACAAGGCCTGTTACGATATAGCCTCTGACGGAAGGTACGGCGGTTCGCCCGAAGAAGTGAAAGTCGGCAAAGGAAAAAAAGAGTTTAAGGAGTGGAAAGGGAGAGTTGGTCGGTTCAACGGTGACGACTGTGTGTTTTGCGGCACCCAAGCCTTTTACGAGGCCTGGGTTCGGGTCGTGAACACAGTCGGTTTCGTTGTAAATAGAGAGAAGACAGGCGTAGGTGCTAGGTTTCTGGAACTGAACAGTAGGAGTTTCGACTCTTTTACTGGGAAGTTTACACCTAAGCCTGTCCTTTCTTTCTTACGTCCTGAGACCAACGCTCCTGGTTGCATTCTGACGGCAGTACTTGAGGGGGTAGCCACACTCAAACATTCCTTACAGCATAAAGTTGTTAATGTTTGGATGAGGTACGAGATCATGCTCCGAGGCGGTCTAGCCGCTGCTGTGCCGGAGATGTCTAAGTACTGGCGTCGAACTCTTGCAAAAAAGAAATGGTTCCGTGCTGCTGCTGTTTTGGACCCCCCACCAGTCAAGAAGACTGGGGTTAAAAGGGACCTCCCTTCCGTGGGAGGTCCCGTACCGGACCCGACTCTTTACCCGTTGATCGAGAGTTTGAATGCCCATCTTGCTTCCGCGAACCGGAAGAAGTGGGCCGGTGTCGATTTAGGTGCTGTGCCAGTTTCTGGGTGGGGACGCAACAAACAAGGAGAAGTGAAACTGGTAACGACCGAAATGGGCTTAGGCCCGTACAAAGAAGAAATCGATAGACGGTCCCTGAAGGTGGGTTGGATGACTGCGCACGGGTACAAGTGGACACAGTCGAGCAAGGGGGTGAGGTTGCGGTATAAGTACCGCGGGTTAAGGTGGTCCTTTCTCTGGCATCCGGAAGTTTTGGAGCTTTGTCAAGCGTCGGCGTACTGCCGACCTCTTTTACGCGAACTTCCGGACGACGAGTGGATTGCTGACTCTCCTTTTCTGAGGAGAGTCCCCGTCTTTTCACGGGACCCGGGCCTTTTGTACTGGCCAATCTCACACCTTGCTCCTCCTGAAACTTTCCACGTTGTGGAGCGGCACGACCCTCTCGTCTCTGTTCGTTTCCTGTTTGAGGAGGTTCCCGAGTGTAGCGGCTCTTTGGCCGTAAACGTTTTCTCTCGTTACCGAGGGTCTGCACTCGTTGAACCTCCTGTGCACAGGTACAGAGGTGTTGAGGGTCTAGGATTTCGACAAAGGGGAATTGTTGGCGAGCTGGACGGGCAGAGCGAGGTCGAAGACCCCATTCTCTACGACGTGTACCAGTAAGCGAGTGTGGTCGAGTGTGTACTCGGTCGTCCACGGGGATGAAGATAATCCCTTAGGGGGAACGGGTACAGCTACTCTGTTGGGAGAGGGACTCACAAGGGTGTGTGAGGGCACAGTAACAGGCAGTGCTGACTGGTCTGGGTGCACGGATGTTAGAGCTTTGCATGTAATTAAGTGGTAAAACACTTTCCACGACGTGGTCTGGCCTATGGCGGACCTTCGCGTCAGTGTTTTGTGGACATGGTGGCTACTATTCCAGGTACCCCCGCACTCTTGCCCTCGCCAGGAAAACAAAGACCAAGGAGAAGTAAGTCTGTGTGACGTTGTCACTCGTGTTAAGGAAATCCGGTTTTTGTCGACCGGTGTCGTGGCGTCGCAAGTCACCAATTGATGCACGGTGCGTTTCGTCGCGTACTCGCCTCGGCCGACTCGTCGGTCGATTCAGTACACACAAACCCACACTTTGCGCTGGAGTCTACAGGTCGTAGGTGATGCGGTTGGAGACAAAAGAAAGAGTAACGTAACATTCTACGGAAAAGAGTG